GACGATTTCTGGACATGAAGGTATGTCAAATACCTGCGCATGTGCACTACTAAGTATGGTGTATGTCTCAGCTAAATCATCACCTGGTCTATAAGGACCATATAACCAGCTAACCATACCTACCCCATATGCAGTAATAGCACTTCGTAATGTAATCTTCACTTTTAATGTTCCTTTTATACCCTGAAATGATGCCATATTTCGCTGAACACGTAAAGTATTCATATAAAGCGCAAAGACATCAATTGGATTGGAAGGTAAACCCCCAAGATCTCCACTGACGATTCTTTGAGGTAAAGCAAAGAGAGATCCAACTTCTTGTCTTCTGTAATCATCAAATAAAGGACGAGTAGGAGGTACTGATCCCCAACTATCTTCAATTATATCTGTAGGACCTATAACTTCGAGGAAATTTTCGGTATCCTCAACCGTTTCATTGACCATCTGATCGAGGGTCTCATTATTATCTATTAAAGTTGTTATCTAAGGGAAATTAAACAGTAAGGCACTCTGATAAAAAGGCCTTACCTTTCACATATTTAAATTAAAATATGCCTAAGCAATACGATAATGGTTAAATATGAAAAGAACATCATCGCAAGATCACTAGGACTTATATGGTGGAAGATAACAGGAAAAATTATGTTTTAACCTGAATCCATCCAATAGGATTAGGAACCTTAACAATATCACTACTGATCATGTAAGCCTCCATATAATTCCTATACTTTTGGTAAACCCAGTCAGAACGCCAAGTTCCACCAAGCTTAGTAAAGCGAGGCTTTATCACAGCAACGAATTCATTGAATTCTTTAGCGCCATGTAAAGCTAATTCTCGCAAACAACCGTCTATTATTTGAGAATAATGATCTATTCTAGCAAAACTGTCTTTTGGTTCGGTACTTGACCAATAAACAGCATTCCAAATAGACGATAAATTGAGTGGTGCCATGTAACGACCACTCTCAGTTTTCACAAATCCTCTACTAAGAAAATTAACTCCTTCAAAAGAATAAAAAGGTGTAGCCTCAGAATTAGAATGAACAGGTTTCTTATCCAAGTCAGTAACAACACAATTAAAAAAATGATGTACAACACCAGCATAACTTTGAATGTTAAACCATGGTGCAACTTCAGCGCTAACAGAGACAACATTATCATCTCCGTTAGTCTTCACTGTAACGTGATCTTCAAACTTAAGCTCTCCAGGCAAATTTTGCCTTAATTGTAGGTAAATAAAAGAAGCTTTTAAATAAAAATAATTACGATTACAATTAAGAAAAACTGTCATCAAATTTCCTGAAGCATTTATTCCTTTTAAAGTATATAACTGATCTCCAGAAATATAATAATAATCGAAAAGCTTCGTCATCTGTACTCTAATTCTGTTATTAAGACTTTCATCATTGAACTGACTATACATCTCTAAAATACACTCTTCCAACATATTTTGAAAACCATAAGGATCCATGGTTTTATCAAAACTTTTAACATCAGTATACATTAAATATGGTCTTGTGGATATATCTTGCATAAGAACTGTCCATTGAATCGACCAAGGATTAATGCCACACTGTGATACGGTAGGAGTATCATGTAATCTTTTTAACATCGGCCAGAACAAAGATTTAGACTCTATCAAATCTAAAGGACAAGCGACATAAAATTCTCTCGGCTTAATTCCTTTAATGCCTTCAACTTCAACAGTTTTAGCAGCGATATTTCGGGTCTCATCTTTAAATTGGCCTTCGACAATCATAGGAGTAACCTGACCAGTTCGAGCAGAAGCTATTCTATCTTCGACCAGAGCAAGAAAATCTTGATTAACATAACGATCTTCAGTATTCCATAAATCTCTTTTAATCTTCGCTTTAACAGGTAAAAGATTTCTTCTGAACAATGGACCTATTGACGTAGTATCATTTAATCCATGCAAGACTCCTGGAACACCTAATATTACTTCTTCTAATCCAATACTATCAGGATGTTCCCAAGGAGTAGCATATAGGCTTTTAGCCCTATATACATCAATCAAAAGATTCTCTTGCATAACTTTATCCATAAGCTCAGATGAAGTATATTGACCCTTTCCAGAAAAATCTGAAGAATTCTTTGCTATAATACCAGAACAACTTGCAGGTGCCATCTCTTCAACACATTTCGGAAATGGGGGCAAATCACAAGAATCCATCATAGCAATAGATGATTTCTTTGTTTTACTGGGAGGATAATAACTAGGTTCACACGTTAGTGTTCCAACGTTTACTAAACCTTTTTTAAGAATCATATCTTCACCAGATGAACAATGAACTTCTATGGGACACGCTAAGTTTTCTAAAACAGCGAAAGGAGAAGACTTCATATAATATTCCAACATAGGAGCAGTAACTTGGTGCATACACGCCATATTACCAGTTCCACCAAAATGAATACCAGCAATTCGTTCTGCACCTTCTTCAATCCTAAGGTAAGGTAATCCAC